GCTTGTAAAGCAGATGATAGGTGCTATGGAATGTGTTATTTAAAAAATAGACGTTCTGGTTTTTCATTCATGTGTTCCGCAGAACTAGTTAATACAGCAACTATATCAAGTGACGCTAGATTCGGTATATTATCTAAAACTGGTTGGGATGCTAAAAAGATGTTCACTGACAAAGTGGTTCCGATATCAGTTAATTATCCATTCTTTTTTAAACCAATACAAGATGGTATGGATCGGCCAAAAACAGAATTGGCATATAGAGTTCCAGCATCTAAATTAACAAGGAAAAAATTAGAAACCAACGAACAGTTGGAGGATATAGTAGGTTTAGATACTACAATCGATTGGAAGAATACTGGGGACAATAGTTATGATGGTGAAAAGTTAAAGCTATTAGGTCATGATGAAAGTGGTAAATGGGAGAGACCTGATAACATATTAAATAACTGGAGGGTAACCAAAACCACATTAAGGCTAGGTAGAAGAATTGTAGGTAAGTGCATGATGGGTAGTACTTCAAATGCTTTAGATAAAGGTGGAGCAAACTTCAAAAAGCTTTATCAAAACTCAGATGTTATCAATCGTAATAAGAATGGTCAGACAAGTTCTGGTTTATATTCTTTATTTATTCCCATGGAATGGTCTTATGAAGGGTATATAGATATATATGGTGTACCGGTATTTGAAACTCCAGATTCTCCTGTGTTAGGTATTGATGGAGGTTATATAAACATAGGTGTAATAGAGCATTGGGAGAATGAAGTAGAAGGACTTAGAAGTGATCAAGACAGTTTAAATGAACATTATAGGCAATTTCCACGTACTGAAAAGCATGCTTTTAGAGATGAAACATTAGAATCTTTATTTAATCTAGTTAAAATATATGAGCAGATAGATCATAATGAAGTGATGAATAACGAAAAGAATTTGTCAAGGGGTAATTTTCAATGGGCTCATGGGATTAAAGATAGTAGGGTTATATTTTCTCCAAGTAATAACGGTAGATTTAAAATATCATGGATTCCACCTAAAAATCTACAAAATAACATATTAAATAAGAATGAAGGTAAGTATCCAGGTAATATTCACCTTGGAGCTTTTGGTTGTGATAGCTATGATATATCTGGGACAGTTGATGGTAGAGGATCTAAAGGTTCTTTACATGGTTTGACAAAGTTTAGTATGGAAGATGTCCCACCAAATTTGTTTTTCCTACAATATATTGCAAGACCTCAGACTGCTGAGATATTTTTTGAAGATGTGCTAATGGCTTTAGTATTTTATGGAATGCCAATATTAGCAGAAAACAATAAACCTAGATTATTATACTATTTAAAGAGGAGAGGTTATAGAGGTTTTTCCATGAATAGACCAGATAAAATATGGAATAAACTATCTATAACAGAAAAAGAGATTGGTGGAATTCCCAACTCAAGTGAAGATATAAAACAAGCACATGCAGCAGCTATTGAGTCTTATATAGAAGAACATGTTGGTTATACAGGAGAGGACTGTGGTAATATGTATTTTCAAGAGACATTAGAAGATTGGGCACTTTTTAATATAAATAATAGAACTAAACATGATGCTTCGATAAGCTCTGGTTTAGCAATTATGGGGTGTAACAGAAATTTATATAAACCTATTCAAGAAAGATCTATGAAATATGTAAATTTAGGGATTAAAAAATATGACAACAAGGGATTAATTTCAAAAATAATAGAATAAATGATTTATACTAATACTCATAGTTCATTCCCGGATCAGATAGTTTCAGAAGAAGTAAAGAATACCATAGAATATGGTTTACAGGTGGGTAGAGCTGTAGAAGGTGAATGGTTTAGAAATTATAGGGGATCAGGTTATAGATATGCTACAAATTATACTAACTATCATAGATTAAGATTATACGCTAGAGGTGAACAACCTATTCAAAAATATAAAGACGAATTAGCAATAGATGGTGATTTATCTTACCTTAATTTAGATTGGCAACCAGTACCGGTTATACCTAAATTTGTGGATATAGTTGTAAATGGTATATCTTCTAGAAACTATGCTATAAACGCTTTTGCTCAAGATCCAACATCCGTACAGGAGCGAACTGATTATGCTGCATTATTATTAAGGGATTTAAGACAAAAGGAATTATTAGCCTTTATAGAACAACAAACTGGTAAAGATCTTACATCACCTAAAGGTAAAGAATTAGGGTTAAGGACAGAGGAGATTTAAAACTTCATCTTCAATTAGATTACAAACAATCTATAGAAATAGCAGAGGAAGAGGCAATAAATACCACCTTAGAAAATAATAAATATGATGTAATAAATAGGAGAATTAACTATGATTTAACTGTTTTGGGGATAGGTTCCACCAAGACTAGTTGGAATAAATCTCAAGGTGTAACAATAGAATACGTAGACCCTGCTAATTTAGTACACTCATATACAGAAGATCCTAATTTTGAAAATCTATATTACGTAGGAGAGGTAAAAGCTGTATCGTTATCAGATTTAAAAATGCAATTCCCTCATTTATCAACTGCAGAAATGGAAGAGATACAAAAATATCCAGGTAATGCAGAGTATTTAAGGAATTGGAATGGAAAAAGTGATGATCAAACAGTTCAAGTATTATATTTTGAATATAAAACTTATGTAGATCAAGTTTTTAAAATAAAAAATACTGAGTTTGGATTAGAAAAAGCGTTAGAAAAGAATAGTGATTTTGATCCTCCTCCAAGTGACAAATTTAATAAGGTATCTAGAAGTATAGAGGTTATATATTCTGGCGCTAAAATATTAGGGCATCCATTAATGCTTAGTTGGCATATGGCAAACAACATGACACGCCCTCTATCTGATTTAAGTAAAGTACATATGAATTATACTATATGTGCGCCTAGAATGTATAAAGGTAGGATAGAGTCTTTAGTTGGTAGAATCACTGGATTTGCTGATACAATCCAGTTAACTCATTTAAAACTACAACAAGTATTATCTAGAATGGTACCTGATGGGATATTCGTAGATGTAGATGGTTTAGCAGAGGTTGATCTAGGTAATGGTACAAATTATAATCCCGCTGAAGCACTTAACATGTATTTTCAAACAGGGAGTATAGTTGGTAGATCTATGACTCAAGATGGTGATTATAACCATGGTAAAGTACCTATTCAAGAATTACAATCATCTAATGGTCAAGCTAAAATAGCATCTCTTATACAGACTTATCAATATTATTTACAAATGATAAGGGATGTGACCGGTTTAAACGAAGCAAGGGATGGATCCACTCCAGATCCTAACGCACTAGTAGGGATTCAAAAATTAGCCGCGGCAAATTCTAATACAGCCACTAGACATATTTTACAAGCAAGTTTATATTTAAGTTTAAGGATTTGTGAAAATATCTCACGAAGGATTGGTGATAGTTTAAATTACCCTCTAACTCATAGTGCGTTAGAGAACAGTATATCTGTATTTAATGTAAAAACATTAGAGGAGTTACAAAATAGAACAATACATGATTTTGGAATATTCTTAGAATTAGAACCTGATGAAGAAGAAAAAGGATTATTAGAGCAAAATATACAGATGGCTCTTCAGCAAAACCAGATATATTTAGAAGATGCGATAGACATAAGGGAGATAAGAAATTTAAAATTAGCTAATCAAGTATTAAAACAAAGAAGAACACAGAAACAAGAAGCTGATCAAATGGCAGCTCAGAGAAATATAGAAGCTCAAGCTAATGCAAATGCTGAACAAGCAGAGAGAGCCGCAATGGCAGAAATGCAGAAGCAACAAACATTAACTGAAAGCACATTACAACTAGAACAAGGTAAGTCACAGTTTAGAATGCAAGAGATGCAGGCAAAAGCTGAAATTGAAAAGCAAATTATGGCTGAACAATTTAAATATGACATGCAGTTAAAGCAAATGGAGGTAGATGAAGTAAAACAGAAAGAGCAGTTTATAGAAGATAGAAAAGATAAGAGAACACAAATACAAGCCTCACAGCAAAGTCAAATGATAAACCAAAGGCAAAATTCTGGATTACCGGTGGATTTTGATGCTGGAGATACGGAACAACAGGAGTTGGTTATTTAACAACTTATATCATTAATTATATATTATATTATGTCAAAAAAGAAAGAAGAAACGGAAAAGTTAAAAATAAAAAAACCTTCATTAAAGCGAAAAAATGATGAAGTGTATAAAGTAAAACTAGACGAAAAACAAGCAGATGCCATTCCAATCGGAGAAACAAGAGAGGTACCTAGCGTGGAAGAAACCGGGAGTACACGATCAACTAAGCCAACACATAGCAAAGAAGGGGAAGATAAAGAAGTCAACCCTATTAAAGAAGTTACTGAAAAAACAGAAGAGGTATTAGAGACCGCTACAGCGGAAACACCTCAAACTTCATCTAAAGTTCCAGAAAATCTAGATAAACTAGTAACGTTTATGAATGAGACTGGTGGTACGTTAGATGACTATGTTAGGTTAAATGCTGATTATAGTAATGTAAATGAAGATGTCCTTTTAAGGGAATATTATTTTAAAACTAAACCGCATTTAACTGAAGAAGAAGTTATCTTTACATTAGGAGATAAATTCTCATATGATGAAGAAATTGACGAGGAGCGAGACGTCAAGAAAAAACAGCTCGCAATGAAAGAAGAGGTTGCAAAAGCTAAAAACTTTTTGGAAAGTTTAAAAGAGGAATACTATCAGGAAATCAAGTTGAGACCTGGAGTAACTCAAGAACAACAAAAAGCAATGGAGTTTTTCAACCGCTACAACAAAGAACAAGAAATAGCTCAGCAACAGCATTTGGATTTTAAAAGCCGTACAGATGAATATTTTAACTCTAATTTCGAAGGTTTCGATTTTAATGTAGGAGATAAAAGATTCAAATATGGTGTTAATAATCCGGAAAAAGTTGCTGAAAGCCAATCCAATCTTAACACTTTTATCAAGAAGTTCTTGGATACTGAAGGAAACGTTAACGATCATAAGGGTTATCACAAGGCTATTTATGCAGCACGAAATATAGATACTATAGCAGAACACTTTTACGAACAAGGTAAAGCTGACGCTGTTAAAGATATCACTGCTAGATCAAACAATGTTGATACGTCCCCTAGGCCTTCGCCGAGTGGACAAGTTACATTAAATGGTTGGACAGTAAAAGCTATTAGTGGTGTAGATAGTTCTAAACTGAAAATTAAGACTAAAAAACATAACTAAATTTTAAATTATGGCGTTTGTAACAGGCGGGAGTTTTCCCGCATCATTAGTTCCCGCGCAGCAGAAGATGACGATGATAAATAATTATTTAACATTTGATGCAGCTGGTGGGGGTGGGACGTTTGCTCAGCAATATTTACCTGAGCTATACGAACAAGAAGTAGAAAGATATGGTAATAGAACCATAGGATCTTTCTTAAGAATGGTTGGGGCTGAAATGCCGATGACCTCAGATCAAGTAATCTGGTCTGAACAAAATAGATTACACATTGCATATAAAAATAGTACTGCTACTTCAGCTGGTGCTGCTTTTGATCTAGACGTAACACTAGATTTATCTGCTGCTACTGGTGCTAACGCTCCAAGTGGTGCAGTTAGAATTGGTCAAACAATTTTGATTACTGATGAAGCTACAGGTTTAGTAACTTGTAAAGCATTAGTACAAAATGTAACCAGTGCTGGTGGTACAACTGATGATACATTAGAATGTTCTATTTATGCGTTAGCCGTACCTGCGGCAGTTAACCAAGCCGTAACAGCTGGAGCTACTATTAGCTTATTTGTATATGGTTCTGAATTTGCAAAAGGTACAATTGGAATGGATGCGTCTGTTGAGCCACAATTGACTCAATATTCTAACTCTCCAATTATAATAAAGGATTCTTTTCAAATTAACGGATCTGACACTGCTCAGATTGGTTGGGTTGAGGTATCCACTGAAAGCGGTCAAGATGGTTATTTATGGTATT